TCCCTGACCAACAGGCAAGGCAATGGGCGTGGAAGTCGCTTAATAAACAGCCGGAAAGGAAAAAACATGATTTCTGAAGCAATCAAGGCCCTGTTGGGCGAGGAGCTGACCGGCCAGGTGGATGCCGCTCTGAAGGGCAAAGGCAAAGACGGCAAGGACGTCGATCTGGTCGTTGGCAACGATGGCAGCTATGTTCCTGCAGATAAGTATGACGGTGCTCAGCGCCGGGCAAGTGCTGCAGAAAACGCGCTGAAGGCTGCCGCCGATGCGGTCAAGGAGCTGGGCGGCTCTGGTGATCCCACCAAGCTGTCCGAGGATGCCGCAAAGGCCAAGAGTACCATCGAAACGCTGAAGACTGACCACAAGAAGGAAATCGCCAAGATCCAGAAGGACACCGCCGTCCGCATGGCTCTGGCCGATCTCGCTCACGATCCTGCCGATGTGATGCGGCTTCTGGACATGGACAAGATCGAGATTGATTCCGATGGCAATCTGAAGGCCCCTCTGGACTCTATGGTCGAGCCCATTAAGACAAGCAAACCCTATCTGTTCAAGGAACAGCCTCCCGCTGATCCTCAGCCCCCTGCGCAGCCTCCGCTGAAAGGCGCCAAGCCTGCGCCCCCTGCCCCTGGTCCCCAGAAGCAGTACACCATGGAAGAGATTGGGAACATGTCCATGGATGAATACGCTGCCTATCGTGCGCAGCAGTCTGGATTCCCCAAAAATTGATTTTGAAAAGGAGAACGTAAATTATGCCTAATAACTTTCTGACTCCCCAGATCATCGCTCGTGAAGCTCTGATCGTGCTGGAGAACAATCTGGTCATGGCCAACCTGGTCCACCGCGACTACTCTGACGAGTTCGCACAGGTCGGCGACACCGTCACCATCCGCAAGCCTGCTAAGTTCAATGCCAAGAACTTCACCGGCAACATCATCCGTCAGGATGCATCCGAGGGCAGCGTGGCTGTCAAGATCGACCGCCACCGCGACGTGTCCTTCTCTGTCACCTCCAAGGAGATGACTCTGGACATCCGCGATTTCAGCGAGCAGCTGATTTCCCCCGCTATGCGTGCCATCGCACAGGCTGTGGATGAGGATCTGCTGAACGAGGCAGCCAACATCGATGCTGTTGTGGCCGGCACCGCTTCCCCCACCAACCTGGCTGATATCGCCGGCCTGTCCAAGACTCTGGACCTGGCAAAGGTTCCCATGGATCAGCGCCGCCTGGTTCTGGATCCGAACCACAAGTATCGCTATGCTCTGACCGACAACCTGTCCAAGGTCGCCTATGCCGGCAACGGCGAGACTCTGCGTAATGCCGAGCTCGGCCGCATCTACACTCTGGACACCTACATGGATCAGAACTGCCCCGGCTCTCTGGCTGCTACCCCCGGTACCGCGACCGCCTTCAAGGTCACCGGCACCAAGGGCACCAAGGTTGTTGCCCTGTCCGGCGTGACTGCGGCTACCGCAACCATCAAGACCGGCGACGCTTTCATTCTGGATGGCATCCGCTATCACTTCGCAGCAGACGCTACCGCCGTTTCCGGCGCCGTCGCCACAGTGGCCATCGACTCCGAGCTGATCAAGGATTACGCTGCAGCTGACGCCTATGTGGCCAACAAGTTCCACTCTCTGGCCTTCCACCGCAACGCTATCGCACTGGTCACCCGTCCTCTGGCTCTGCCCATGGGCGCAGCCAATGCCGCCATCGTGAGCCACAACGGCCTGGGTGTCCGCGTGGTCTATGGCTACAATCAGGAGACCAAGACCGACACCTGCTCTCTGGATATCATCTACGGCATCAAGACCCTGGATAAGACCATGGCCGTCAAGCTGGTGGGTTAATATGGCAAACGCGGAACGGCTTACACAGCTGAAGACAGCTCTCGGCCTCTCCGGAAATGAAAAGGACGCTCATCTGTCCTTTGTTCTGGAAGTCACCGAGGAGCAGGTACTGTCTTATATTCATCATGAGACCCTGCCTGAAAAGCTGGAACGGACGCTGATTCTGATTGCCGCCGCGTACTGGAAAGCCGCGGGATTCGGGAGCGAACAGACCGCTTCCGGTCCCGTGACATCTGTTAAGCGCGGCGACGTCACCACGTCGTTTGCAGCGACCGGCGGCGCCGATGCTTCCGCCGGCACATTCGGCCTTGGCGGCGGGGACGGCTTCTTTGGCTGGCGGACCGTCCTTAACGCCTACAGAAAGCTGAGGTGGTGACATGGGCTTCGGTATTCCTGCAGCTGAACGGGCTGCTCTGGAAGCCACCTACGAGGACACCGCGACTATTCAGGGGACGACGACCGAAACTGTCGGCTTCATCGATAAGACGAAGCCTGCAGAACTCGTCTCCGGTGTCCCGTGCGCATTGAGCTGGAAGGCTGATAGCAGCCGGCAAAGCGATGCACAGCAGGATGTGGAATATGACCGCGTTCTGTTCATTGCTCCGGAGCTGGAGATTCTCCCCGGCTACTTTGTTACCATCAACCGGCTCGGCAAAAACGAATACTATGAGGTCGTTGGCAAGCCGGTACGGTATGCCACACATCAGCAGGTGTTCCTTAAAGGGCGTGATCTCCCGTGAGTGTCGACTTCAGTGAGATTTCTGAAATGCGAAAGAGGATGGAAGCCCTGGCAGACGATATGCCCAAAATCATGGAGCAGCTCGTCATCGGCGAAGGCGTGTATGCCGTAACGCAGGCACGCCGGATCTGTAAGGAAGAAGGCATCGTGAATAACGGTACCTATCGTATGAACTTCCACACCGGTAATAGAGCCTCCGCACCGTCCATCAGTGCGGAGGCCTACGACGGAAAGCGGATCCGCCAGAAGGGCAGTAACTACTTCATCGATGTTTACAACAATCTGGATTATGCCCAGCATCTAGAACACGGATTCCGCTCTCACTTCGTGCCCGGCTATTGGCAGGGGCACACTTTCGTCTACCAGCCCGGCTTTCCCGGCGGTATGTATGTTGGCCCTTATAACGGTTTTGTCCCGGGGCACTTCGTCCTACGGCGAGCAATCAGACGGACCAAGCTCACCTCGGATGCACGTATCCAGAGGAAATTTGACAGCATCCTCAATCAACGCATAAACGGAAAGGGAAATTCCCATGACAATGAATGATGTGCTGCAGGCCGCGGCGGGAAAGCTCAAGGGCCTGTGGCCCGACAGAAAGGTTCACTGCAATGAGATCCCAAGAGATGCCGACGGCACTTTCCACATCTCATTCACGGATAGCGAACAGCGGCAGGAGCTGGATCGGCGGTACCGTCGCACTGTTGGCGTCCAGATTCTCTTTTTCCTAGCTTCACGTGAAACGATGGAATATTTGGACTGGGCCGAGCAGATGTATGATAATTTCCGCTATCTGACCGTTGGCGATCGCCTCCTGCGCCTGCAAAACTGCTCTGCGCAGAAGGACTCCGAAAGCCGGTTTTTCCAGTTCCTGTTTGACATCGACATGAACTTTGTCGAGGCAACTCCTGACAGTGAACCCATGGAAAATCTCCAGCTACAGGAGGATCTTAAATCATGAGTAACAAATCTGCGGTTTTTACCCGCGACCAGCTGATCCGGAGCATCGAGTTCCGCGACCAGCGTGATCTTGTCATGGCTCTGCTGGAGCCGGACAAGACCTATACGAAGGCGGAGGCCAAGCGTATCCTCCGCAATTATCTGAAAGGAACGGTGAAATAATATGCCTAAGGGTGGAGGCACCTTTACGGTGCAGAACAAGGTTCTCCCTGGCGCTTACGTCAGATTCCTCTCCTCCGGCAACCCCGTGGCCATGGGCGAGCGTGGTATCGCTGCTCTGGCTCTGGAGCTGGACTGGGGCCCTGAGAACCAGGTATATTCTATCGATGCCGGCGATTTCAATCAGCGTGCGCTGACTGATCTCGGCTTCGATCCTACCGCGGCCCAGCTGCTGCTGGTTCGCGAAGCGCTTAAGCGCGCAAGTAAGCTGCTGATCTACCGTGTCAATTCCGGTGGCGCCAAGGCAACCGCAACCGTCGGCGGCCTTACTGTGACCGCCAAGTACGGTGGTATCCGCGGCAACGATCTGAAGGTTGCCATCGTGACCAACGTTGACGATGATTCCATGGTCGACGTCATCACCTATCTGGATGCCGCCGAGGTGGATGTCCAGACCGTGGCCAAGGCTGGTGGCGCAGCCTCTCTGATCGCCAACGATTACATCACTTTCGGTACCGCAGAAACGCTTACCGCGGCCGCTGCGGTTTCCCTGTCCGGCGGCGCCAATGGTGCCGTCAACGGTGCTGCATTCACCGCATGCCTGACCGCACTGGAGGTCGAGGAGTTCAACACCTTCGGCTATCCCGGTACCGACGCTGCTACCAAGGCTCTGGTATCCGCCTTCATCAAGCGTCTGCGCGAGGACGAGGGCAAGTATGTGGTTGGCGTTCTGCATGACTATACCGTTGCAGACAGCATCGGTATCATCAGCGTCAAGAACGGCGTAAAGCTGGCCGACGGCACCATCCTCACCGGCGATAAGGCCGTTGCGTGGGTCGCCGGCGCATCTGCAGCTGCAGAGGTGAACGAGAGCCTGACGAACACCACCTATGAGGATGCTGTCGACGTCGACATCAAGTACACCAAGAGCCAGTATGAGGCAGCTATCAAGGCCGGCGAGTTCGTTTTCTACGCCGAAAACAACAAGGCTTATGTCCTGGC